GAAGATAAGACGGAATGCGAAAGCCTTTGCCGTTTACGAACTCCGGCCCCTCGGCTTTCTCGAAGATATTATATGTTGCGGTTTCCTGCTCGAACTGATCCCGCAACGCGCCGGCTACTAATTGCTGCAACGCCGGCGCAATTACAGCGACATTTACTGGAACTGGCATTACAGACTTCTCCCACCCCTAACGCGCGCGACCCGGCAGCCGGGAAATCATGTGGTCAAGCCATTGGCCTGAGATTTTCCCGTTTTTGTCGAGCGTAGGCGGCGCGCCATTGGCGCCGACCGTGCCGCTCAGGCCGGAAATCTCTGTGCGTTGGGGTATCTGTGAACGTTGTGATTCGCGGTAGGCTCGAGCGTCGCGGAAAACCGAATCGAGATTCTGGATCATTCCTCGCATTACCTGACCCAGCCTTGCGTTGTAGCGCATGGCTGCGGCCTTCGCGTCCCTCTCATCGGCGCTGGCTGCGAAGTGTTCGTTGTTCAACTTTCGCATTGGCGCGTTCTGGAGAGCGTCAACGGCGCGTTGGTAGGTGTCCCGCCACTGCGGATCTGCCAACAGTGTTGCGTGCGCGCCTTCGAGGATTGATCTGTAGAGTTGCTGATTCTGTTCGCCGCCGTCCGGGCCGAACGGCTGCCATTTTGCGAGCTGCGCGAGGTGGGCTTGTTCGTACTGTTCGGTGATCTGATCGACGGCCTGCGCGCCTTGCGTCTCAGCCTCTTGACGCGCCTGCCGCCAGGCTTGTTCGGCCTGATTGCGCTGACTCGTATCGAGTTGATTTAGTTTGGCTTCGCGCTGAAGATTGTAAAGCAGCGATTCATCTGTGCCTTTATCAAGCCACTCAATCAACTGATTGATCGGAACTTGCTTGGCGATCTCCCGCAGTTCCTGCGGTATTCGCTGCCAGTCTTCAGCCGTCAATTGGTTGGCGTTGCTGGCCGTCTGCGCCGCAGGCATGGCGCCTACGTGTTGCAAAACGGCAATCAGGTCGTTTGGCGCGTTTCGGGCTAACGTCTCGATAGACGCCCAATACGCCGGCTGCGCGTCTTTCGCCACAGCCTGCCAAAACGGCAAAGCGCCCTCTACCGGGTTATGAAGCAGACCATTGACGATTCCCAACGTCTGCTCTATCCCCTCGACTCCACCGTACTGCTCGAACTTGGCGGCATTGTCGCGGAATTGTTTCAACTCCGCTCTCATCTGCCGCGCTTCCGCTCTCGCGCTTTTGATAGCTTCGACAAGACCGGGCGCTTTGGTCTGATCCAGGTTTGGATCAGACATCATTCCCTGCAAATCGTCGTCGCCGTCAGGTATCGCGGATTCTGGCTCTGGCTGATCTTCAAACGTCCAACCTGCGGAAAATTCTTCCGCCGCGGGGGCTGTTTGCCCCTGGCCTGACGTGTCAACCGTTTGCTGCCCCGCTGTCGCACTACCGCCACCCGCGCCAGTGGCCCCAACGTCGCTGGGAGAGGGTGTGCCGCCCTCTGTGTTCGCGTTTATTTCGTCTGCCATTTATCTAGGGTTTTCGTTTGCGCATCTGCCGCGTTCGCTGCATCCTGCGCGCCGAGTGTTTGCCCGTAACGGGCGAGTTAGGATGTTTAGAGTTATAAATGCGGGCCGCCTTCGCCTGTGCGTCGTCGTAGGTCAGACCTTCACCCGCGAATTTGTCTCTTAGGGACTCATATTGCCTTGGCAACGATGGCCTCCTTTCGCTTCGCTATCAGTTCAGTTAGCGACAAAAAAGCATTAAGATCTAAATCGAGTTTCATCTTATTGACGATCACCTGACATAAACGGAGGCTTGCGGTTTATGGTCCAATCGCTAAGCGACTGCCACACCTTGACGATCTTGCCATTCTCGATTTTCGGCCAGCACACGCCCTCGTCGCCGTGTCCAACGACAACCTGCGTGGCCAGCGCCGCTTTAAAGCCCTGATCTGCGAACCGCTGCCAAAAGTAGATATCGGCGTCCGTTCGGCCTTCGCCCCATCCACCATCAGCGGCCGGCGTAGACAGAAACCACGGACGGCGCAACTCGTCGAAGACGCGGCGGCGGAATACCGTAAGACCGAAATGACCAGTAAAGATCGGGACCAGCGCCTGACTGAAATCCGGTTGGCCTAAGAACGTAGCCAGAATCTCTTGATACGGTCCGCGCCGCACTTGGTTTGAGACGACGCAGTCATACTGTGGATTCTGGTAGAGTAGTTGGATTAGCTTTTTGGCGTCATCAGGCGTGGCGTAGGTGTCGAAATCAACCGTGATAAGAACGTCCAGACCTATGCCGTCAGTATTTACGATCTGATACGCTAACGCGTCTTCGATCGCTTCTGTCAGTCCTTCGTCCCATTCCTGCTTGTAGTCAATGGCCAATTCGAGAGAACGAGACCGCGCCGGGCCGCGCCAACATCCGAGAGATTTAAAGCGCGGCGCACCGAGTCCAGAAGCGATATCGTAGATAGCCTCCGCAGCGTCGAGCGGACCAAATCGCGGCGTTGACAGAATCACGCCGGGCCTGACCTTGATCGTCTCACTGGTCAAACTCGCCTTCTCGTACCAGTTGCCGGCGACGAATTGCAGTCCGTTACCGTCACCATTTGCTTTCACTTCCGGTTTGCGACCCATAAGATTGAGGGATACCGGCAAAGCGGCGCAATCTTTGATCTCGGAATGCCAGGGTTGAATGTCGGTTAAGCCCGCCACGGTTAACCTATGCCTCAACGCCGACTCATCGAAAAGAGATTTATGGAAATCGTTCTCATCCGTCTGACCGCCCATCACGTAGCCAGTCAGCGGGTATTCGCTGGCGCCCTTGAGATATTCTTGAGCTATCCAATGAAAATCCGGTACGGCAATCTTCAGCACGCCGCCAGGCTTCAGCGCGCGAACCCAATCAATCAGTACATCGGTCACCTGGCGCATATTGAAATGCTCAAGCACATGACTTGCGCGGATCTCATCAACGCTACCATCCGATAGACCCAGCGGATAAATCGTATGGCCATTCTTACCGTCCCAATTCTCCCAGCCTTCGAGCGGCTGCGCGCCGCTGCCTAAATTCAACTTCAAACAGTCGCTCCTTGTGCTTGCATCCCCGCCGGCTTCATCTGATCCGTTTGCGGGTTCTTGTTTTTACGTTCATTGCGTGGCCCGGCTCCAGCCTCTTCACCCGCCGGCGCTGGCGGTTGTCCCATCATCTGCACCATCCCGGTGAACTGCGCCTCAGCGAGTAAACCTTGCAGATGCTGATAGAGCATCGCCTTGATGCCGCCGCGGAGTTCTGGCGGCGCTTCGCGGCCTTCGTCTTCAGTGAGCCAGGAGCGCAGGTAAGCGATTGCGGCCATATGGCCAGTTTCCTCGATCTCGATCGGCGGCTGAAGAATGCCAAGCAAAAACTGTCCAGCTTCCGCCTGCGGATCGACCGGGACTTCGGCCATTTGGCCAGTCATCGGATCGGCCACCATCTGAGTCGGCGGCATACCTTGCTGCATTACTTGCAGCATCGGGATCGCCTGTTTCATCTGCTCGATCCGCAGCCGGCAGACCTCAGCGGCGGCTGTGTAGTCGGCGCTGGCAAGATCAACGTCAAAGATTTCGGCCAACTGTTCGACCTGTTCTGGAAACTCTTGCAAGGCCAGTTTTAACCCCGGCAGACCGCCGACACGCTGTAGAAACGCATCCCAACGCTGGCGCCGTTCCAGGTTGGTTTGGGGTAGGTAGGAATCCGGTACGACCTCCGCGAACATATCAATGCCGATATCGGCAGCCTTCAGCCACATTCCGTCCATTTCGCCGCGCTTGCCGGACAGCGATACCCACACCTCGTCAATGCAGTATTTCTTGAACAGCGCCAAAATGATCTCAGCGCCGCGGCGGTCCACTTCGGCTTTCAGCGCCAATTGTGGACCGAATAGACTTTGGCTGTTCGCGTTCGTGATCTCTGCGCCAGTCGCCGTGTCGTTGTTGACGCCTGGCAGACCGCCGCTGAAGTCAGTCACCCTACTCGCCAACTGCATGTAATTGTTCAGCTTGTCCGCGAATCCGAAATGCGCCTGCGTCGGCGGCTGTGGCTGCAATTGATAAATGGCGTCTTGCAGTCTGCGGTTGTCCTCCAGCGCTGACAGATTGGCCGGGATATTCGATAGACTGCCTAAATATGCGCTTGTGCCGTTCGGGAAAAGCCGCTCGTCGAACAGCGTCGCCGGCATTGCGGCTGTGCGCAACTGCGTGTAAATGATCGACATTACAAGGTTGTATTGCCGATTGCCCTCGACGATATCTTGCACGCCAATCCCGAGACTCGACACCGCTCTTTGCCGGTATGACTGACCGACCCAATAGTCTCTATGATGTTCGTCGCGCAGCTCGACCACGCCGTCTATTCCCTCAATAAAGCACATATAAATGCCGGTCGGGAATAGTTCGGCCAGTTTCGTCCCGCCTGGGATCGTCTGGCCACCAAGCGCCTGCATTTCGTCCTTCAACTGAAAGCGCGAATACATACACGGATCGAGCCAGATCTGTATAAAGTCGGCGGCTTGTTCTTCGTTACTGTCTTTGGACCAGACTGACGAGCCCTTTGCGCTGGTCGCGCGCTTCAATGACTCTTCGATCTGGACGCCGCGGTTATCGCCTTTCGAATTGGTGATATGTAAGTCGGGAAACTTAGCCTGTAGGACCGGGACGCGAATGCGACGCCGGCGGATCAGATACGGCGAGTCCTGCGGCAATTCGGATAGATCGTGTTTCAACTCGAACGCCGGGACAGTTTCGCAAACAATGTCACCGTGTTCGGTGTTTTCGTAGCCTTGGACGGATTCTACTTCGAGCGGTTCGGGTTGTTGAATGTCGATGTTTGGCGATCCGCAGTCGGGGCAAACCTGCGCGCCGTCAGATACATTTCCTCCAGCGTCCTCGATTGCCATTCCAGCGTCTGGTAAGACCACGGCTGATCCCATGTCTTGAGGCACCGAGGATGATGAAGCCAATGGAATTCCAGCGTTATCGGATTCTGCCATATCTGGCATTGCTGATGACCGATCATTCGGCGGATTTCCGACCGCAGACACAAGTGGTAATGGTCCGCTTGATCCGCAGTCGGCGCAGAAATAGCTTGGATCTCCGAACTGTACCTGTTCTGTCCCTGTGATTGGTCTTCGGCCATAACTCTTTACCTCATCCGTATAATAATAATAGCGCGCATACTTCCCGCACTGAGCCAACAGCGCCTCCATTTGCTTGAATGACTGAGTATACAGCTTACGCTTGTAATGATCATGCGCAATCTGGCCGCCTTTCGTGGCGCCGATCGCGTCGTCAGTCTCGCGCGACGGCCGCCAGCGTATGTCTGTGCTGCTCTGCGTCCACTTGGCTTTAATGTTCTCACTATAAAAGCCGCACAGATTGTAACCATAGACCGGGATATCAGTCCGATCCGGCAGGGGCGCCGGCCGCCAACCGTTGCCGTACTTCGCGCGTTTGAGCAGTGCCCGACCCTCGATCATATTGAACACGAGCGCCCAGGATAGGGTTTCATCGTCCCAGGTCGCCTTGTCTTCGGCTTCGAGCGTGGCTTTCTGTTTCTTGAACCAATCCGGCTCAATCAGGATAGAGTTATCCTGTTTTTGCTGTTCGAGGTTTTGGGTTAGTCCCTGAATCGGCGCGAGATTTGGCGCGTCCGTGTGCGGTAGTTGGAGTGACAATTATCCTGCTCTTAATGGCGTCTTTTCTTCGTGCAAACGCTGTTGAATGGCGCGCCAGTCGTACGGGTATCGTTGCTCCGCTTCAGAGTGCGACATTCGCGCGGCTTCAGGATAAACCTGCTCGAGTTCTTCTTTGATCTCGTCGATAAAGAACGCCTGATCGATCCACGTAGGCGGCTGAATCTCGGGATCTGGCAGTTTTACGACGCGTTCGCGCTCGATCTCGACCGCCGGAATATGTCCCTGTTTGAGTAGCCGATCCACCAGCGCCATTTCCCGCTCTCGCCATTTCTCTTCCTTGGCTTCCCATCTCTTTTGAGAAAAATAGGCCGCACACATTACGTATGCGGCCAGGACAGTTACCAGTATGGAAAGCACTGGAAAGGAGATCATTCCATCATACTCGCGTCGTAAGTCGAAGCGATCTGGTAGTCAGTGATCTGCGCCGCGGCGGCTGACGCCAGACCCGCAATCGTCGTTTGCCCGTGGGTCGAAGACAGAAAGCCAGCGTCAAGCGCCAACTGTAATCCGTCCGCGATCTCTCTGTTTGCGTCAGGCCCGGCGCCGGCGACTGGTCCCAAAGCCAATACCGCATTGATCAGCGCCGCCATAGTCGAGTTGCCGCTGACCGTAGCGTCGACCGCGCCAACCATGCTCATTCTGTTAATGCAGGAAAGCACTTTCGGTCCCGCTTGCTGGAAATCACTTGCTAGAGCCATTACTCATTACCTCGCTTTTTAGTCTTTTTCTCCACAGGTTTAGCCTCTTCCGGCGTCGCCTGTTTTTCTAAGTGCGCTTTCTTTGCCGCACACGCGCAGCGCGACGCTTCGCTGTAGACCTGGCCAGAATCGTCCCTCACCATTTCCCGCCAGAGATCTTTGCTCCACTGTGGCAGGCCTGCCCATTGCTGACCGTATAACTGCGCCGCGTCTTGCGCGATCTGCTCAACTTGTTCGTGCGTCATTTTTCCCAATTCCCCCAGGGGTTGTCTGTGGTTCGATCCAACGGCGCCGCTCCGCTCCACGGATCGTCGAGACTCTGATTCTTTTTCTCTTCGGCCTTTCTGACTTTGGCTAAGGCCTGTTCGCGCGCCATAACCCAGCCATCCCACTCCCATGAACCGTCCGGCGCGTCCGGTTTGTTGGCCAGCTTCCAGCCGTCAGCCAATTGCGCTTCGAGACGTTCGTCTAAGGTTGTCGGCGGCGGCAGATATGGACGCGCAGCGAGATAGGCCAGCGCGCGCGCGATAACGGTATCGTCGAAACCGCCCTCTGGCGCGCCGTATTTGACATAGCCTGTCTCTGTCACTGTGGATTCGTAGGCCAGCAATTCGTGTTTGGCGATCGGATCTGTCAGCCACTGCGCCGACTCTTTCTCGAACGCCAGCGCCAGGCGTTGAATCAATGGCGCTTTCGTCTTCTTTGTTGTGTCGAAGCCAGAGAGAATAATTGACTTCGGCGCGATCTGGCGCATTGCCTCCAGATTGGGACTGCCAATGGAATTGGTTTCAACGCGCACATGGCGCGCTTTCCAATTCTCCAGCGCCACAAGCAATCTGCCGCGCTGAAAATCCCACCCGACCTGATTAAATCGATCAAGATAGACCTCGCGGCGGCAATGACAGCAAAAGAGACTCATTGCCGTAAAATCGTGAGACTTACCCCAATCCAGCCCGCCGACAATTAAGTGATCGGCATGTTCAGCCGGCGTTGTCTCTGGCGCGATCAAACACGCGTCCAGATTGCGAAAGACCGCGCCTTCACCAGACAGGAAAGCGGCTAAATATTCTTGCTGATATGCAAGCTCTGGCAGCTCAAGTCGCGCCGCCTCGATCTCTGCCAGCGCCAGAAACGGATTAACGCTGGTCGGCAGTTGCCATGACTGCCAGTCTGGATATGCGAGCGGATCCTGACCGCGCTTGAAGAGATCGTAGAAGTAATTGAGACCGTTAGGCGTACTCAAAAACCACGCGTCGCCCTGCAAATCCGTCAACGTGGCGCGGATCGCTCGTTCCCAGACGTTCTTGAGATTCGCCGCGATCGCCGCCTCGTCAATAATCGCGCGCTTGTATTTACGCGAGCGGCCAGGATCGTCCGTTTTGTCCAGCGTCCAACACTCGACCAGGCCGCCGTTGTTCAGTTCGATACGGCGCTCGGTCGCGTTGATCTTGCTGGAGACCGGTCGTAGGCGTCTGGTTAAATCCTGCCAGACCTCCAACAGATACTTGTAGTTTGGCGCGAACCAACCAACCGGATCGCCAGCCAATGCGGTCTCAAGCGCCAAGTGCTGGCCGAGATATGTCTTACCCGCGCGGCGTCCAATATCTAAGACGTTAAAGCGCCTCGCCTGGCTCTTGATCCGTTCCTGTAGCGGATACAGCGTTGGCAACTGCGGCCGGCAGGAGTCCTGCGGATTGCTGTTCTGCTCGTGCGGCTGCCTCGAAAAATCGAAATCCCTTATCGCAAATCGTGCCATAAAGGATGGCGAGGCTGTCTGGCGTGTGCTGGCGTAGCCATGTTTCATCGGAGGCAACCTTCAATTGCACGAGATTGGCGCGCAAGATTGATTCCAGATTCTGACCGACAAGATCGGCAATGACTTCCCTTTTCGTCCCAACGCGTCCCAAGTCTGCCGGTAAGTCCTCTTTCCACCTAGAGATATTCTGTTTAGGTATGCCGAGTTTATCGGCGACAGCCTGCACGGACTCACCAGCAACAAGCATGGCCAGCGCCTGCGCCACAATATGAACCGAATAGCTTTTTTTGCCAGCGCGCGGCGTGCCTTTGTGGCCGTTCGTCTTACTCAAGCCGCCTCCATCACGCAATAAAGCGCATAGCTTCGCGTGGCCGCGTGCTGGCGCTCAATCGCCGAATACGACCTGCTCTCAACCTTGTAGATCCACGCGCGCTCGATCAATTGGGAAAAAGTGGGTAAATGTGGACCGATCGGCGACCGCTTGGATTCGTAGGCGTGGAATTCGCCGTCACTGATAATCACGCTGTAACCGTCCGCGACCCTGGCGACGCGCGGCGCCGTCTTGCGCAGCCACGGGAGGCCGCACAACTGCTCAAACCAGGCTTTATAGACGCGGTAGAGGCCGGCAGGCGTGCGAATGAGGCAGATATTCGGATCGGCGTCGAGTAGACGTCGCAGCCGTTTGTGAGATCGAGTTGTGGACAGAGTTTTTCCTAAGTAGTTGGAAGCCTCACGCCGGCGACTGCCAGGTGTCAGCGTTTGATTTGTATTCGGCCCCGGACGTTTGCGCGTTTAGTGTGTGCCCCAATCCCTCAACGTCACATACCCGAGGCCGAAACTTATTCGATCCCGGCCTCAACGTTAAGCGTAATCGGCCAAGACCACGACCCAAACAAGGCCGGGATCGAAAGTTAAGTCTTCGACTTCAGTTCAGCCTTCAATTCCTTAAACTCGGCGCGAGCTTCGGCGCGGAATTCACGTACAAGCAGATCAACTTTGTTGAACGCCACTTCGAACTCGTTGCGCGTCATTCGGCCGTTTAAATCCTTTTCCATTGCGTCGAGGCGCTTAATCACTTCTTTATGATCAGTCTTACTGACCTTCGTGAGTGAACTAACCAACCATCCGACAGCCGCCCCAAGCGCGGGAGCAATTATGTTGTCGCTGAATGGCATAGCTTGAATTTGCTGCATAGTCCGCACCTTCCATTAGGGGATGGTTTGCGGTGAGGGAAAACCGGACAACGTTAAAATCTGACGCCTATACTGGCGCTGAATTGGTTGCGACCGGGACTAAGAAAGCCGCCGCTTCGAGTCTGGTCGAATTGAAATGGATTGAGAACGACGTGGCCGAAGTTCAGCCGGACGCCGGCGCCAACAGTTCGCACGATCTCCTTACCTTCGAAGCCGTCAACAGTCTGATAGCCGACCAGGAAGTGCGCGTACGGCTCGACGAAGCCGAGTTTGTGGCTCAGTTCGGGTCCGAAAGTGTAGGTTTTGACCTCTTCCAACTTGTCGAATCTGAACTTGCCGCCGAGTCTTGTCTTGCTGCCAACGATTTTGGCGTTGAGAGTCGCGGTAATGCCTGGCCTGTAGTCGGTATTAACCAGATCATGCAGCTCATCGGCGGCAAAACCGACTGTGATAATTACAGTGTCTTTCGGCTTGTCTTGCGCGAGCGCGAACGCGGCGAAGAACACGACTGCGAGGATCGAGAACAACGTTATTTTGAGAAGCGATTTCATGGTTTTCCTTTATTTAGGCAATGGACTGTTGATTGGCTTGTCGGCTTTGATCCGGCCGTACGCCGCGAGAAGCAATCCGGCGGCTTCGCCAATTTGATCGACGGCGCCCGGCAGTATCTGCGCGATCGGCTGATATTTCGGCGCGGCGATGCTTATGCCGGCAATGACGAGTCCCCAAATTGTCTTGCTTTGCCACCAGTGTTTACCGGGTGTGGCGTTGATAGTTTCCAACGGGTCGGACATGGTTTATCTCCAAAATGAAAAAGCCGCCAAAGACCGGCGGTTAAGGCCGTATCTTTGGCGGCTAGTTTCCACGAGATTGGCGGATCTGTGACCGCTATTTGATTGTCAATTCTTCGAGCAATCGATCGTATTCGGCTATTTCCTGCTTGAGTCTATCGGCGGCCGTCAGGTGAGCTAATCTCTCCTTCTTCAAGTGCCGCTTTCTATCCTGCAACCAAAGCCGAAAGAAATGCTCT